ACTGATGGTATATGCGAAAGATGTCAAATAGAATATGCAGGTAACCCTAACTGGGCAGGGGATGATTAAACAAAAAAGCTAGATGTGTTATCAGTTACACACCTAGCTAAATTGTGAAACAATTTTGTTCGTAACCAAGTTGGTGTAGAGGTAGTTTCTACCACTAAGCAGAAACACCAACTCAATTACTAAAATTAATTATACAAACCTGTGGTTATATGCAACCAAAAAAAAATTTTTTTTACACCATTGTGCGAGGGCAGCACTACACTATACACACCTAGGAAAGTCCTAGGTTGGTTATATGGGGATATAGCCAGTATGTAAAATAAATATCTACATACAAAATAAGATAGAAAGATATGTAGCTTAATCATTAAGACAATGTGAATTGGCGTTGATTTAAGTTTATTTCTTTTTTCTTTCATAACAGTAATGGACATACTGTACGACAAGACTGCACTTCGGTGCAGTTTTGTGTTACTATAGGTAAATATAGTTAGGAGATAATATGCCAAAAGGTTATGGTTATGGTATGAAGAAGAAGAAAAAACCTTCTAAGAAAAAAAGAAAATGAAAAAAATAAAAGGTGTTGATGTTTCTAATTTAACAAAGAGACAACAACAAACCATGCAGAAACATAGTAAGCATCATACAAAAAAACATATACAATTTATGACAAACAGTATGAAGCGTGGTGCTACTTTTACTAAAGCACATGAAAATGCTATGAAAAAAATAGGTAAATAATTATGTCAAAGTATCAAGGTAAGTCAGTTAAATTAAATAGTCCTTCTAGGATTAGTAAAGGCGAACCTGGATATGGGCGTAAAAAATTTAAAGTCTTTGTTAAAGATGGAGACAAAGTTAAAAAGGTTATGTTTGGCGACCCTAACATGGAGATACGCAAAGATAACCCAGAAGCAAGAAAATCGTTTCGTGCAAGACACAAATGCGATACAGCAAAAGACAAGACCACACCTAGGTACTGGTCTTGCAAAATGTGGTAAGGAGTATTATGGCAGCTAAAAAAGGTTTGTATTACAACATAAACAAAAGAAAAAAAGCTGGTACTAGCAGGTCCAAAAAGAACTCTACTATTAGTGCTAAGAACTATAGAGAGATGCAAAAAGGGTTTCCTAATAGTAAAAAAAATAAAGCTAAACGCAAAAAATAATTTTGAAAGTACCATGTCCAGTATGTGGTGTAGATTTGGAACCTAAAAATAAAATGAAATGTAACAACAAAAAGTGTGATAAGCGTGGCAAATAAACTTTGTTATGCAGCAGGATGTCATAGACCATTACCACCTAAAAAGAAAAAGTTTTGTAGTAAGCGTTGTTACGAAAGAATAAACCAGCAAAAGAAACGAGCTAGAAAAGCTGGTAAAGAGTGGACACAAGAAGATGATGTATTAGACATACCATCACAAAAACCCAATGTAGCATCTAGGCGAGGACAGGTCTATGAAGATATTAAACAATCTGGACTTGCACAAGAGATATACGAAAAATCAATAACACTAACAGAGGTAGCTAAAATACTTGGCACAACTACTGCTGCTGTATCTATGGCGTACCAGGCATATTTAGAAGATATAAAATCAGAACAAGAACAAGAGGACTGGTCATTACCACAGGTAGCAGAAGAAACACTAAAAGATTTCAACGAGTTTAGGCAACGATATTTTAGAACAGAACAAGGCGTAGCATTTGAGACACCAGAGTTTCACACTAAGTGGATAGAAAGCATTATGGATGCTATAGAAAATGGTGGACAGCACATGATACTTAGTCCACCTAGACATGGTAAAACAGAGTTGCTTATACATTTTGTAGTATGGCTTATATGCAAAAACCCAAACATAAGAATTATGTGGGTGGGTGGTAACGAAGATATTGCTAAGAACTCTGTATCTTCTGTAATGGACCAACTAGAAAATAACGAGTTACTTATAGAAGAGATATGTGGACCAGGAGCAAAATTTAAACCTAAAACAAAATCATCTAAGTCTTGGTCGCAAAATGGTTTTACTGTAGGTACACGAACAGTTACAGGTATTAAATCTCCAACAATGATTGGTATTGGTAGGGGTGGTAAGATTTTGTCAAGAGACTGTGATTTAATTATTGCAGATGACATTGAGGACCATAGTTCTACTATGCAACCAGCATCAAGAGAAAACACAAGAAACTGGTGGACTACAACACTATCTAGTCGTAAAGAGGAACATACAGCTATGGTAGTTATCGGTTCTAGGCAACACTATGATGATTTGTACTCACACTTAGTAGATAACGAAAGCTGGAGTACAACAGTAGAACAAGCACATGATATAGCTTGTACTAAATCTGATTGGGAAAACGAAGCACACCAGGACTGTATGTTATGGGCTAGTAAGCGTACTTACAAGTGGCTAATGGATAGAAAGAAAGCTGCTGAAACTACAGGTGGTAGAGCTATATACGAAATGGTATATCTTAATGTAGCTATGCCAGATGGTATGAGTTTGTTTGATGCAGAAGAGATAGAGCAATGCAGAGACCAGGCAAGAGATATAGGACACATACCACACAATGTACGATTAATTGCAGGTCTTGACCCAGCATCAACAGGGTACCAAGCTGCGTTCTTGTGGGGTTATAACCAGGAACAAGATACTTTGTACATGATAGATATGGAGAATAACTTAGGTGGTGGTATTCCTAAAGCACTAGAGATTATGCAGAAGTGGTTTACTAAATACAATCTTGCACACTGGGTTATAGAAGAAAATGGTTTTCAACGAGCAATACGACAAGATAAATCAATTAGAGAGTTTGCAGCAAAGCATGGTATATTTTTAGAAGGTACACAGACTTATGGTAACAAGCATGACCCTATCTATGGTGTTACAGCTATGCGACCATTGTTTGCTAATAAACTAATAAATTTACCTTATCGTAGCTTTGAAGCACAAGAGAAGGTAAACTTATACAGAAGTCAGTTAGTATATTTTAGTTCTGCTCAAAACAAGAGTAGAAGTGTAGGTACTAAGTCTGACATTGTTATGGCAAGTTGGTTTCCAATGAAAACAATAAGGCGTTTACAAAAGGAAAGACTTGCTACAATGGGTATGGAATACCAACCTAGTTTTAGTAACTATGAAGGACTAGGTATAGATTTGGATAGTTGGAGATAATGGTAAAAACAGCAGATGAGCTTTACAGCAGAGTTTACGAACTTAGACAATTAAATTCTGAAGGTTCACAAGATAAACATAACATCAGAGCAATTCTTAATGGTGGTGCTGATGGTATAAAAGCATTACTTGGTAAAGACATGCGAGATATGGATTATAGACAATTACCAGCACCTAACTTACTTATGTCTGCGTTAGAAAGATTTGCACAAAAAATAGGTAGAGCACCAGATTTAAAAGTAGATATATTTAACGACAAGGATAGCGAGAGAGCTACTAAGAGAGCAGAAAAACTAGAGAGAATAGTAACTGCGTATGATGACATACAGAAACTAGATAAGCAATTACCACAAGCTGGTAGGTGGTTACCTGGTTATGGATTTGTTGTATGGGTACTTAAAGAAAAAAAAGATGCTAATGGAATACCATATCCTGTTGCAGAACTAAGAGACCCATATCTTTGTTATCCTGGACATTTTGGTATTGACCAAGAACCAAAAGAGTTAGCAATATTACAACGAGTACCACACGCAACACTAGCTAGACAATATCCAAAACATGCAAATGTCATACTTGATGAGGTAGATGCAGAATACAATACAATGGCTTATTTATCTAGTTATGACAAGACCTGGGCTAATGCAGATGGTTCAGGTAAGGTAGTTGCAGAATACTATGATGAAGAAGGTACCTATGTATTCCTACCAGAAAACAAAATAATATTAGATTTTATTCCTAATCCACTTAAATCTGGACCAAGATTTGTAATAGCTAAACGCTATAGTTTTGACCAAATGCAAGGACAATTTCATCATGTTATTGGCTTAATGGCTAACATGGCGAAAATAAATATTCTATCTGTCATTGCAATGGAAGATGCTGTGTTTACAGAAACCAACATCATTGGCGAGATAGAAAGTGGACAATATAGAAAGGGTAGGTTTGCTGTAAACTATTTGACACCAGGTAGTCAAGTATCTAAACCAGTAAATAACTTACCTTATCAGTTGTTCCAACAGATAGATAGATTAGAACGACACTTGCGTTTAGGTTCTGCATATCCTGTAGCAGATGATGGACAATCGCCAAATGCGTTTGTTACTGGTAGAGGATTAGAGGAACTAGGTCAATCATCATCATTACATGTAAGAGAATATCAAACAGTAATGAAAGATGCGTTAGAAGAAATAGATAGCAAAAGATTAGAGTGGGATGAGGTTATGTATGGTGGTATGCGTAAACCTATCGCAGGATTTAGAAATGGTACAGCGTTTAAAGAAACTTATGTACCTAACTCTGATATAGCAGAAGTATATAAAACAAGAAGAGTATATGGAGTTATGGCAGGGTTTGATGAACCACAAAAAATTATTACAGGGTTGCAATTAAAACAACAAGGCGTAATAGATATGCAAACATTACAAGAGAACCTTGATGGTTTAGATAACATATCTCAAATACAGAACAGAGTAAATGCAGAGAAAGCAGAGACTGTGTTATTTGAAGCATTAATGGCACAAGCAGCACAAGGTAACATCAAAGCAAGTCTTGCAGCTAAAGAGATTAGAAAAAATCCACAAAACATGACACAGATATTAGATGAGTTTTACACAGAAGAAGAAGTACAGGCACAAGAGGTAGCTGCACAAGCACAAGCTCCAGCAGAACCAGACATTGCTTCTGTACTTGCACAGTTAGGTGGACCAGAACAATTAGCAGCAGGTCCAGGAATACCACCAGGAGTACCAGTTGGCTAAACCATTTGAAGAAATTAACGAACAATTTATAGATATAATTAATCAAGAGGATTGGGATTTTGCTTCGTTCCCAGTAGAAGAAGAAACAATAGTAGAGATTATTCCTATTGTTAGACCAGAAATAGAAACAGGAGATATACCATTAGGTACTTACATTATTCCAACACCAATACCTAATGTGTTTTTAAATATATCATTAGGATTTGATTTACAACAAGGAGATGAAGATGCCAGGTGGTAGAAAAAGTAAGTCGTTTAAACAAGCAACTGATATGGCAGTTGATGGTGCATATCAAGATTTAGTAGTGCCAAATAGGGCGAAAGGAGACCCAACAGGGCAAACAGGGCAGTTACAAAGTCAAGTAGATGCTATACAACCACAGGTTGCTCCAAGTATGCCAATGGTTAACGATATATTTAATGCACCTACACAATTACCAGACCAACCTGGATATATACCAGAACAAGAAATGCAAGTAGCAAAACCTGTGCAAGAAACACAGATTACAAAACAGTTAATTACTGAAAGGTTTCCAGAACTAAGATATAGGTTTAACTAATGGGTTTTTATTTGAGATGGGGTCAAGAGTGGCTTAAATCCCAAGAAGAAAAAGCTATAGACCAACAAGCACTTAACACAGCTAAGAACTCTATGTCTGATGCAGAGATAGAAATACTAGGTAAGAAATCTTTAGATTTTCAATCTATGAACCCAAATGAAGATAGCAATTTACCTATTGCTGCTGCATCTATGGGATTAAGTGCAGGAGAATATTACAACTTATGGACACAAACAAATACAGATATACCAGATATTAAAGAAGAACCTAATAAAAAAAGAACACAAAGTTATTGGGATAGAGCTAAAGAAGCATATACAAAAACTAGACAAGTAACTAATGAAACACAAAAAGAATTGTTTGGAGAAAGTCAGTTAAGAAAAAGCACAGCTATTAATAGTTTATTAGTAGGTCTAAATGCCTGGTATCAAAAATTTCAAGTAGGTGGTATGAACTCTTTTGGTATTGCAAGTAAAGCAGAACTAGAAAGATTGGCTAGGGAGCAAGGTAAAGAACTAGATAGAGATTATTCAAGATTTGTAGGAGACCCAACAACAGAAGATAATGAAATACCTTTAACATGGAAAATAAAATCAATGATGGAAGGTGTAAAAGCTGCATCTATTCGTGGTGCATTAAACATATCTGGTAGAAAAATTGGTAAAGATATACCAACAGAAATATTAAATTTAGCACCACTTGCTATTACAGATAATGTAACTTACTTAAATACAAAAAAAGATTTTAAATTTGCAGAAACAGATTTAGAAGTTATTAGTAAACATTTTCCTAGTGTGTATGCAGAAAACTTAAAGATACAACAAGATGGAGAAGTAAGAGAACCTACAACACAAGAGAGATTAGATGCTTATATAGATACAATTAATGAGTTGTATGGTTCTGCAAATCCAAATGGTATAGAAACATTTTTTGGTAGCAATGAATATTTCCAAGAAGCAATGCAGACTAGAGAAGGTTTTAAGAAATATAGCATACCTGCAACACCTGGAGATATGATTAGATATACACTTACAGGTTCATTAGGTGGAGAATACAGTCCACTTAACAATGTAATTGCAGATATAAAGATAGAAACAGAAGGCGAAATAGCTAAGTTAGTTAATACATATCAGACAACAGGTATGACTGACCAACAGTTTGAAACTAAATTTAATGCTTTGTTATCAGCAGAACAAGATAAAATATCAGATTTAAACTTTGACCCTAAACATGGTTGGAACGCATGGATAGGATTTATGGGTAACTTAGGACTTATGGTTCTTACAGACCCAACTATGATATTACCTGGCGTTGGTATAGGTGGTAGGTCTGCACAAACAAGTAAAACACTTACAAGCGTAGGTAGAGAACTTGATGATTATATACAAGCAGGTGGTAAGGCAGCAGATTTTTGGCTAGATAAAGACCCAGTTATACAGCTAATGGCAGATGAAATAACTAAAGCTGTAGATGAAGGTGCTCCAGTTATGTTATATCTATCACGAAATGGGTTTAGTCCTAACATGGCTATGAAAGTAGTTAATAATCCAGACCAAACATTTGACATAATAAAAGAAAGTTTGACTGGTGGTTTAGTATCAGATGTTAGATTTGCAGGTAATAACTTAACAAGTGCTAATGATTTTCATATACAAGCAAAAGTATTAAACGATAACTTTTTAGATAACTTGTATGCTGCTATGACAGATAGTCAATATACAGCTACTTATATGCGTGGTGGTGGTAGAAAGTCTAAAAACCCAGTACGAACACTAGCATCTAGTTTTAAAGATATATTCGGTGGTACAGACCCAAGACTACCATCAAGACCATGGGCATATCTTACAGAGGTAGATAGAGCAGTAGATACTTTTATAAAAACAGGGTATATGTTTTCTATACCAGAAAACAAGATTGATGATTTAGTAAAAGAATTTTATACAGAGATATTTAATAAAAACTATAGAGGAGCACAAGAAATATTTTATGACAAGTTAATTAAAACAGAAGGTGCATTACAACTGCGATATGTATTTGGTTTGTCAGATAAAGAAATAACAGAATTTATGACAGACCATCTTGATGATGTTAGAGGATTTAGCGAAAAAGGTAGAGCATATAGACCAACATTAAGTGAACAGTTTTATGATAGACAACTTATGCAAGATGGATTAGACCCTATCAGTAGAGCACAATTAAACAATGCAATGTTGTCAGAAACAGATAAAGCTGCTGCTATACAAAATACATTAGCTATGGCAGGTCAAGCTATGGATTTAACAATCAATGTACCAGATATAAAAGCTACATTGCGTTATACATCTATGCGTAGAAGGTTAAGAAACAAAACATTTAGAAAAAATGGTTATGAAGAAAGCATAGATGCAGTTAGACAAGCAGCTAGTGAAGGTAAACTTGGTACTTTCTTTGACCCATCTACACCATTAGGTAGAGAACTTAAAGGTGCAATAGCAGATGGATTAGATGACCCATCAATATTGTTTAAGTATGGTGCAGAGAGAATACCTTTTAAAGCTACAGATGCAGCATTTACTTTTATTAGTAGAGCATGGATGCCACTACAGCTTATTACACGATTAGCGTTCCCACTTAAAATTACAACAGATGGTAATTTAAGGATGTCAGCTAGAGGTTTTGCATCTATATTTAGAGACCCATGGGAGTATCTAAAGTTAATATGGAACGACCCAAATGCTGCAATGGTTAAATTAATACAAGCACAAAACCCAGACTTTAAACCATTAACTGCACTTACAGGACCATTTAGAACAAGTGCAAAAGTATTAGATGAGAAGTACCCAGACTTTATTAGAAAGGGATTAGGTGCCTTAAAACAAAACAATTCTAAGTTTGGATTACCAGAAGTACAAGACTTGTACGAGAGAGACCCACGCTTTACATCTGTATTTAGAAAAAACAGAGGAGATTGGGAACAAATACCTAAGTATGCAACTGGAGAAGAAGTAGTACCAGGAGCTACAAAACTAGATGTAGATGACAATTATGTAGAAGCATATATAGATTTCTTAATTACACAAATGGCACATGACCCATTTATGCCAGTTATAGCACAAGCTATGAAGAAAAATCTTAGTGATGCGGAAGTTGTTGATTTAATACAGAGAACACCATATCTTATGGATGAGATTGTAGATTTAAACAGAAAGACATTATCTGTCAGAAGTGTTGATAAAGCATCACAAGTTGTACCAGTTGTGAAAACACAGGAAGATTTTATAGATTTTGTTAGACATCACAAAATGTTTATATCTAACTTTACTGCTAATCAACAAGACTTACTAGATGTTATTGCACAAGGTATGGTAGGTAAAACAAATGTAAGAAGTTTAGATGTTGCAAAACAAATAAACAAAAAGAAAATAAAAGAAACAATTACACCATACATGCTAGAAGTATTAGAAGATTTACCATTTGAAGTACCAGGTGTAAAAAAAGTTACAGGCAAAGGATTTGCACAAGGATGGGCAGATTTGATGGATGCGTTGTTCTTTGTAGCTGGTCAATCAGAAGCATCACTATCACGAATACCTACATTTAAACAAGCATACTATCACTTCATAGAAAGTAATTTAGTGTTTGCTACACGCAAAGGTTTGCAAGATATATTAGATGCACACTATGACCCAGATAGTGTAGTTAATTTACCAGCAGATTTACTTGCATCAGTTAAAAGAAATCTAACAGATGCAGAAATACCATTTGAACAAATAGAAGAAGTAATGAAAAAAACAGTAAGACAAAGATTACAAGTTACTGATGATGCTGTTACATTTGTTGCTTACAATGCAGATAATAAATATGCACCAAGAGTATTACAAGCTACATCTAAACAACAGTTAGAAATGGACTTGTTGTTAAGCAATGCAGAAAGTAAAGCATACTCTATAGAAACAGCAGGTGGTATTAGATTGGGAGATGAGAATACAAAGATAGGTGCATACTATTCATCAATACCTAGAAGAAATGTATTAGTAGATGGTGTATTAGATACATCACAAGATAGTCAATTCATTAAAGCACTTAAAGAATTACATGCAGATACAGGTAAAAATACATTTCAAATAACAAATAATTTTAAAGCATTAATTAAAGAAAACCCTACACCAACTATAAAAGAACTTAGGAAAGTGTTAGGCATGGGTAATGCTAAGTATGATGATGTTGCAGAGTTTATGCAAAGGTCTGGAATACTAGCAATGGTAGATAGCAAGTCTGGCAAGTTAGTAGTAAACAATGCACAGAAGAGTGGTTTAATATCAGAGTTTACAGAGATTGATTACCACACAATGTTAGACCTAGATGATATTAGAACAGATACTGTACGCAATATGACATTTAATGACATTAACAAAACAGCATCACAATATGCACTAGAGCTACACAACAGATTGTTATATAACTTATTAGAGAGAGGTTACTTAGCAGAAGCATACAAAGTAGGATTACCTTTCTTTGAAGCATATAGAGAAGTGTTAGGTAGATGGACACAGCTAGGTGCAGCAAACCCTAGAGCATTAGCACAGGTAGGTTTTGCATACAGGAAAGGTGTAGAAAACAACTATATATATTCTGATAAGTTTGGAGAGAGATACTTAATTATACCTGTAGGTGGTACAGCTTTAGAAAGTTATGTTAAGTCAGAGGGAGAAGGTACCTGGAGAGATGACATAAGTATAGAAGATAGCAATATTATACTTAAAAGAAGTTTACCTATACCAGCATTAGGCGTAGCTGGTGGTGGTTTATTCCCACCATTAGGACCAGTTGTAGCTTTACCACTTGGAGCAATGACTAGAGATAATCCAGAAACTAGAAGGTTGTTAGAAAGAACTATATTCCAGTTTGGTTTGCCATTTGAAAGTGGTACTGGAGATATTAAAGACTTAATTGGAGAAGCAGTATTAGAAGAAACAATACCAGCTACTGGTAAAAATATGTTTAATGCTATTGCAAGTAAGTTAGGTGTTAAAGGTTTTGATGAGGATTTATACCAAACAGCTACTACACAAGCTGTACAGATAGCTGCAATGTTATATCCAGAACAAGCAGATGACCCAGAGTTTATGTTTAATACAGCAGCAGTTATACGAGATAACATATTCCAACTAAAAGCATGGGATAGAAATGTTAATCCATTAGTTCCTAAACTAAATGTGTTATATCGTATAGATACAGATAACGATACATTTAACGATTGGTATGGTAAAGACAACGAAACATCTGGTGTTGTATGGAATAGCTTTGTTGAGCTAGGAATAATACATGGTTTTTACCAAGACCTAAGAGACCACTATGCACTAACTATGGGTAGTAAACAAGCAGATTATGAAGCTACATTAGAAGTAGTTAGATTACTAGGACTAGATATATACGATATGGAGACAGCATTTACATCTGCATCATTACAGCTTAAAGGTAAGTCTATATCAGAGAGTGGACCAATGGCTAGAACAAAACCAGAGTATCAGTTCTTGTTAGATAATAAAGAGTTGTATGAAGATTATGGTTCTAGCATATTGTACTTCTATGACAAACTAGGTAGTGGCGAAGTAGATTACACATCTTATGGAATACAAAAAGGATTAGGTAACATTACCCCATTAAACAAAGAAGAGTTTTACTGGCGTTCTGCTACATACGCAGCATCATTAGTAGAAAGAGCAATGATGGAAAGAGCAGCAGCTAAGTGGGATGCACAGAGATACAGTCCTAATGAGCAAAAGATAGAGAAGGCAGAACTAGAACTTACATTAAGAAAGATGTTTCCACTAGCATATCAGGTGGACCCATCAGAAGTAGCTACTAAGTTACCAGGTAAAGAGATACCAGATAGCTTTGATTGGGATTTAGTTATACCAATATTAGAACAAGCTATAGAAGATACTCGGTTTAAACAGCTAGGTTTATATGAACCTATGTCTAAATACTTAGATTACAGAAATAGTGTAATAGAAGGAATACAAGTAGGTAAAGCGATACCACTTAGAGAAGATGCTATTATATGGTTAAGAACACAAACTTCACAGGAAGCACAAGCTGTTCGTGATGAGTTATATAGATATGGTGCAACACTAATTGAAGAAACTCCAGAATTTCTACCTGTGTTTAATGATGTGTTTTATAATGAGATTACTAAGTTTGGTATAGGAGATTTAGCAGATGAGTGAAGATACACAAGGATATACAATACCTAGAGGTGTTGGTGGAGTTACAGGACCTATTATTCCTGGCACAGAAGCTACACCAGAAAGTTCAGACCAAGCAACACAATGGGTAATTGATTTACTTAGTGGAGACTTAAATAACAAAAAACCATTAGGAGAAGGTTTCCAAAGTAAATACCAAATGGAACAAACTTATATGGATAAAGCTAAAGGTTTTCCTGTAACTAGAACAGTTGATGTAGATGCAGAAGAATATTTAAAAGACAAAGGATATAATTTTATTTACTTTCCTTACATGCCAGGAGAGGTAGCTAGAGATATAGCACCAGCACTTCGTATTATATTAAAAAATCAAATGGCAAGTATAGGTTTAATTGACTTAACTAAAACACAAGGCTCTATGGTAGATGAAGAATTTGTTAAAGGTATAACAAGACTTATGGAGTTTAGTATGAACAATGGTGGTAAGTTTGACTGGGTACAAAGTTTAGGAATACTTAGAACTGATATGTCAGTTAGGAAAGCTGCTACAACAAAAGCACCTAAGATTGAGAACGAGCAACTAGATGATTTAGTAGATGAG